GTTCCAAGCGCATGAACAGGATTGAGTATCTCTTGTACATACTCATTGCTGTCGTGTTGCTTGGCCCCGGCGTTGCCGCCGAGTTTGTAAAAAAACTTTTGGGGCTGTAAATGAATTGGGCAGATGTTCTCAAGGCGGTCATTCCCATAATCGTGGCATCCCTTGCTTGGCTTTTGGGTCAGGTGAATGACTTCTCCACGCGCTTGACGCGAATTGAAGGCGCTATGCCTGCATTGATTACCAAAGAGGGCATCCCAACGGACAGCCCAGTCTCTGCGGAAAAACGAGCCATGATGAAGGAGCATTTGATGAACCACATAAACGAATTGCAAGTCAAAGTCAGATTGCTTGAAGAACGAGAAAAGATGGTGAAAAAATGATTCCAATCGTTGCATCCCTCCTTGGTACATTGGCTCAGAACGGTCTGGGCCTTTTGTCTTCTGCAATCCAAGCAAAGGGCAAAGAAGTCGTTGAGAACGCCCTTGGCGTAAAGATTTCCGACAATCCATCTGATGCTGAAGTTGCCAAGTTGCGCCAACTCCAATACGACCATGAAGAGCGCCTGCTTGAGTTGGGCATTGAAAAAGCCCGTATTGAGCAAGAAGAGTTGGCGGCACTGCTTAAAGCGCAGGCAAACCAAGAAGACAATGTGTCCAAGCGTTGGCAGGCTGATATGTCCTCCGACTCTTGGATGTCAAAGAACATCCGCCCAATGACTTTGGTGTACATCCTGACCGCTTACTTGCTGTTTGCGGGTTTGAGCGCCGCAGGTATTGATGTTAATGAGGCTTACGTCAACCTGCTAGGTCAGTGGGGGATGCTCGTGATGACCGCCTACTTTGGCGGACGCACGGTCGAGAAGGTCATGGAGATGCGCAGGAAGGACAAAGAATGAGCCTGAGCCAAGAACAAGCCGCATTCCTGCTGGATGCCTGCAAGCTGATTCAATATGCCACAGAACAGGGTTTTATGGTCACTGGTGGGGAATTAGCCCGAACACCTGAACAGCAGGCTCTGCACGTCAAAGCAGGGCGCTCCAAAACCATGAACTCCATACACCTCAAGCGCTGTGCCATCGACTTGAACTTCTTCAAGGATGGGCAGATAATATGGGACAAGGGCATTCTTGCGCCTCTTGGTGCATATTGGGAGAGTTTGCATCCAAAAAACCGTTGGGGTGGGAACTTTAAATCACTGGTGGATTGTCCACATTTTGAACGAAACGTGGGGTAAATATGGCAACCGCATCGGTAATGACTTACGACTCTTTAGTCGAAAACATCCAGTCATACCTAGACCGTACTGATGACGATACGCTTGCCAAGATTCCCCTGTTCATCATGCTGGCAGAGCAAATCATTGCCAGCCAAATTAAGTTCCTTGGCAATCTGACGGTTCAGACGTCGACCATGACAATTGGTCAGCCCATCATCGACAAGCCTGCCCGCTGGCACAAAACAGTTTCAATGAACGTCACCGTAGCGGGTCAGAAGCAACCCGTATTGCTCCGTAAGTACGAATACCTACGCGAGTACAACCCAGACGCCACGGTGACTGGTGCGCCAGAGTATTACGGCGATTACGACTACACCCACTGGCTTGTGGCTCCTTCGCCTGCTTTGGCGTATGAGTATGAGGTTTTGTACTACGAGAGGCTCCAGCCCCTTGATTCTTCCAACCAAACGAACTGGTTCACCATCTACGCCCCACAGGCATTGCTGTATGGGTCTTTGTTGCAAGCTATGCCGTACATCAAGAACGATGAGCGGATGCCTATGTGGCAACAGAACTACGACCTGATTATTCAGACCCTGAAGTCTGAGGATGTACAGCGTATTGGTGACCGTCAAGCAACTGTATTGGATACCTAATCATGTCATTTAACTCACCATTCACAGGCAACGTCGTTCAACCGACGGACGTTTCCTACCGCCGCATCATCCTGACGACTGACTTGCAGTTGGAGTGGCCCATCAACGGCACAACCACTGATGACGCCGCCGCCCGCATCATGGAGGTGTCGACAGTCTCCGCCGCAAACGAGTTGTGGATGCCTCCTGCTAACCAAGCATCGGTCGGTCAGGATGCCTTGATTCGCAACGTCGGCGCTGTTGCTGTTACGGTCAAGGACTACACAGGCGCAAACACCATTGTAACGATTGCCGCAGGGCAAGCCCAGTACATCTACATCGTCACCAACGCCACGACCGCAGGCACTTGGGGCATCATTGCTTTTGGTATCGGCTCCTCTGGTGCTGATGCCGCGACCCTAGCTGGCTATGGTTTGATTGCCATCGGTCAGACCCTGAACCAGTCCCAGCCAGTAACCAACTTCTCCTCAAATTACACCGCATTGACCTCTGACCGCTCAAGCACTTATGTGTGGACAGGCGGTGCGGGTACTTTGACGCTGGATTCTGCCGCCACACTTGGCGACAACTGGTTTATGTTTTTGCGTAATGGCGGTACTGGTGCGCTGACTGTGTCAGGAACTGGTGGCAATACCATCAACGGTTCTGCCTCTTTGATTTTTCAGCCAACTGACTCAGCAATCATTGTTTGCTCTGGAACGACGTTCTATACGGTAGGCTTGGGCAAGAACACACAGTTTGCTTTCACTCAACTGACAAAAGCTGTCACCACTGGGACTTACACCTTGACCGCCGCTGAGGCGTCAAACGTGGTGCAAAAGTACACTGGAACATTGACGGGCAACGTCACAATCATTGTCCCTCCGACGGTGCAGGTGTACTACATCCAAAACGCCACAGTGGGTGGTGCGTCCAACTTCACCATTACGTTGACCACAAACACGGGTGGCTCAACCGCAATTATTGGCTCTAATCAGCAATCCACGCTGATTTGCGACTCTGTGAACTTGGTGAACGCCAACACGGTGCTGGCTGGTTCTACTGCCATCTCGCTGATTAACGGCACAGTCTCTTCGCCTGCTTTGAACTTTGCAAGTGAGACCTCGACAGGTATCTACCGCGCCTCTTCAGGCGAGTTCAACATTGCCATCTTGGGTGTGTTGCGCTCCACGCTTTCAGCGACTGGGTTGGCTATTGTTGGGACAGGCAACTTTACAGGTGGAATTTCTGGCGGAGCGTTCTAATGGTCAAGAAGGTTTTTACTATCGACACGTTGCCCGGTGTCCAGCGGGACGGCACGATTTTCGATATGAACTTCTACACAGACGCACTTTGGGTGCGTTTTCAACGTGGGCGTCCTCGCAAGATTGGTGGCTACCGCGCCATCACCAGTGACGCTAAAGGCTACTCTCGCGGGCTGTATGTCAACTCTGTAGACGGCAACAACCAAGTCTTCAACGGCTACAACAACGGCCTTGAAGTCCTCAACGTCGACAACAACGGTATTGGCTCTGGCATCAGCCAAATCAATTTTGGTTCCAAGATTTTGACGCGGGGCGCGATTACGGGCGGCTCCGCTTACACCAACGGAACCTACGTTGGCGTGGCGCTGACTGGCGGCACAGGCTCTGGGGCAATAGCTACTATTGTGGTTGCTGGCAACACCGTGACCACGGTCACTATCACCAACGGCGGCAACTACTACAACGTGGGTGACGTCTTGAGCGCACCAGCGGCAAGCATTGGCGGAACTGGCTCAGGATTCTCCGTTCTCGTGGCGACCGTGAACGGCTCATTTATTCCAAGCGATTTGAACCTGTGGCAATTTGACTCCATGTTTGATTCACAAGGAAGCAACGACCAATTGTTGATTGCTCACGCTGGTCAAAACCTTGCTCAGATTGACGCCATCGTCAACACCATTGTGTTTGCTGGAGACATTAGCGGAACCAATATGGCTCCCTTGGCTGACACGTCAGGCTCTAGCCCTACGGGCGACTTGATTGAAGTTTCTGGCGGTGTGGTGGTGCTTCACCCCTACGTCTTTGTCTATGGCGACAACGGACTCATCAAGAACTGCACAGCGGGCAATCCATTCAATTGGAACGGCGCGGATGCCAACGAGACTAACGTGTCGTCGACCAAGATTGTCAAGGGTCTACCAGTACGCGGCGGCTCAAACGCTCCATCAGGCTTATTCTGGTCGCTTGACTCGTTGATTCGCGTCAGCTACACGCCTACTACCGTAACAGTCGCAGGCTCCCCGCAGACCTTCTACTGGCGTTATGACATCATCTCCAGCCAGTCCTCCATACTTTCTAGTCAGTGCGTAATTGAATACGACGGAATCTACTATTGGATTGGCGTTGACCGCTTCTTGCTTTATAACGGTGTGGTCAAAGAAATCAAGAACACATTCAACCAGAACTACTTCTTTGACAATCTGAACTACAACCAGCGCCAGAAGGTGTTTGCCAACAAGGTTCCTCGCTTTGGTGAAATCTGGTGGTTCTTCCCTTCGGGTGAATCCGAGGAGTGCAACGACTGCATCATCTACAACATTCGCGAAGACTGCTGGTATGACATCGGTGGCGCTTTGGGCGCGTACCGCACCGCTGGATTCTTCTCCACGGTGTTTCGATTTCCCATCAATGCGGGTGCAACCAAGAGCGTGCTGACTGAAGTGTTCGCAACGACCGCTACCACGGTGAACGGCAGTGCCAACATTGAAATTCCAAACACCAACTTGGTGCTTTTAGGTCAGCAGGTTATTGGCGCAGGTATCACGAACATTTCGCTTGTGATTGCCATTGCACCAAGCGCAACGCCCAACTACTTCACCGTTACGCTGAACAAGCCCGCCACGGCCTCGGCAACCGTCCCTGTGACGTTCAACACGACCGCAGGCAGGGTTACCCTGTGGCAACATGAAATCGGCACTGACGAGGTCATCTTCGAGTCTTCCAACGCCATCGACAGCTACTTTCAAACCAGCGACTTGGGCTTTGTGGCTGGTGGCCCAGCGCAGACCGCGCCTGTGGGCGAGAACTCCTGGGTCAACTTGGAGCGCGTCGAGCCTGACTTTGTTCAAGAGGGCGAAATGACTTTGCAGGTCACAGGTCGTCCGTATGCCCAGTCGCAAGACGTGCCTTCTCAAGAGTACCCGTTTGACCCAGATACAGGCAAGATTGATATGCGCCAGCAACGACGCGAGATTCGTTTGCGTTTTAGAAGCAACGTGAGCGGTGGTGATTATCAAATGGGTAAGGTGCTGTTGAGCGTCACCTTGGGAGACGTCAGACCTTTCGGTACTTAATATGGCAATTGCGCTTGTATATGACCCTCGGTATCACACATGGAACTCTTGGTCGAGTCTTATGTGCGAGGCGTATGCGGCGCAACAGCTATCAATAAACACTCCCGAAGAGGAGTGGCAAAAGTGGGCGGCTGGACTCAAGGCTATCGACGTTTTTGAGAACGAGGGTATCCCCGGCCCCTACATATACGAGAACTGGTATGACTGGGCGCAAGCCGTAGTCGGAGCAGTCAATCAACCCGCAGAGGACACGGCAACATGAACTTCATTGAAATTTTTAACTATGTGGCAAAGGTGGCGCGACCAGCACACGCCAAGGTAACCATCGCAGAGTCGATGGACGACGTCTTTGCAGACATCGGCTTGGACAGCCTTGACGGGCTTGTCATGCTCATGTACTTCGACGAACTCTATGGAATTGATGACGCTGTCAGCAAGGAGTGGTCACCCAAGTCTGTGCAAGAACTCCATGACCTTGTGATGGCAAGCAAAACCAAAGAGCCAGCGTCTATGGAAGAAGTGATTGAGGTGTGCAAATGATTTACCTTACGCACTACCGCACAGCCTCCACCGAGAACGTCGAACTCTTTGACGACATCATCTACCCCCAAAAGGTGAACTGGTTCCCAGACACCTACAACCGAACAAAATCAGGTCTGGTATACGTCCCCCACAAGCTGGCGGAGAAAGTCCTTGACCCTGAGTTGCTCACTTACTTGCGTGAGAACCCTGTCGGAAAGACAGCGTTTATCCTTGCTGGTGGCAACGCACACTTTGCTGGCATCGGGCAGAGGGAGTACCACTCCCGTTTGACCTATACCTATAAGTTCCTGCCATTCACGTTGACGCAGGTCTATGCGGGTCGTATCGCCCAATCCTTTGGTGATATGGATATGGTTACCACCGATGCCAGCGCCTGCGCTTCAAGTCTCAAGGTAATGATGGATGTCCAAAACCTCATACAGTTTTACAACTTTGACCGTGTAATTGTGTTGACAGTCGAGGACGGCGTCTCCAACGCTGTTTTGGAGTTCTTTGGGGATTCCAAAGCGGTATTGACCGAAAAGCAAGAGCAAGAGGGTATAAAGCCATCCGCTTTTGACTCGACGAACTTTGGGTTTCGGATTGGTCAGGGCGCGGCTCTGGCGGTGTTTGAATCACGCGAGGCGGTGGCTCATCAACAAATCAAGCCCCATGCGCGTCTGGTGGGGGCTTATAGCGCCTCGGAGCGGTCTACAAACGCAATTGGGCAGTGTGAAGACGGTGAGGGATTCATCAAAGCTATAGAGGGTGCAATCCACTATAGCAATATATCCCCTGATGAGATTAAAATAGTCAAAACCCACGGCACTGGAACTGCGTCCAACAACAAGGCTGAAAAGAACGCCTTGAACCAAACGCTAAAAACATTCGTTGCAACCTCGTATAAACAAAAAATTGGTCATACGATGGGTAGCAGTGGACTGCTTGAGACACTTTTACTTTTAGGCGACATCAGGTCTGGCGTTGTACCCGCGATTGAAAATCGAACCGAAACCGATTCGGTATTCCTTTCGGAATCGACAACACCTCCTGATGGTCTGATAATGAGTTTGGCGGCTGGGATGGGCAACATCTACTCCGCCGCAATTTTTAAGGGGATGTGATGCTGGTCGATAGCAAAAAGAAACAACTGAGTCAAGACGCAATCTTGATGATTGCGGCTCAGGAGACCAAGTCTCGACATCCCGCCTCTACCGTATACGCGGCACTGGTTAAAGAGTTGAACATGACGGGTACGTCTATTTTGCGCGAAGGCAACACCGTTTTTGTCATTCACAACGCCGAGGGCCGCATTGGCGTCTTTCGTGCGTTGAACGCAGATACCGCCCGTAACTACTTAGAGAACTCATACGCCTTCATTCAGGCCGCATACAAGATGGGTTTTGACATACTTGTGAGCGACTTTGAAGACCCGACCATTATGAACATTTTCAAGGCAATATCTCGCAATCCTCCTCAAGAGGACATGGGGTATCGCGCTGAAAAAACCAAAACAGGTTTTCGGGTTACGGTCAAGCTAGGGCCAGCGCGGGCTGAAAGGAAATAAAAATGAGTGCAGTAGTTGAACTAGTAGCCGACGTAGTTGAAGGAGTTGCAAGTGGCGTGATTGCGCCATTCACCGGGGGCGGCGGAGGCGGCGGTGGACTTTTTGGTGCTATCGGCGACTTTTTCGGCGGCGTTGTTGATGCTGTTGGTTCTGTTGTTGAGTCCGTTGGAAACGTTGTTGACAAAGTTGTTGACACGGTCGGCAACGTGGTTCAAGCCGTAATTGACGACCCTGTCCCCGTACTATTGTCCGTTGCCGGAAGTTTTGTTGGTATTCCTCCCGCCGTCACAATGGGGGCTATTACTGCGGCACGCGGTGGAGACCTTGAAGACGTTGCCCTATCAATGGGTACGGCTTACTTTGCCCCTCAAGTTGGTAGTGCGCTGTCCTCTACTGTATCTTCTGCATTTATTGACGCTGGTTTTAACGAAGCATTTACTGAAGTCGCAAGCAATTCAATCAGCAAAGGTTTGGTCAACGGAACAATCGCTGAAATTAAGGGCGGTGATTTTGAAGATGGCTTTGCTGGTGGTTTCACTGGCGGTCTGGTTGCTGGTGGTGTTAGCGAAGTTGGTAGCTACGTCAAAGACGACGTTATTGCTTTGGCGCAAGAAAGTGGTTTAGATTTAAAAGACGCAACTTCTTTGTACAACGCAGGTACACGAGCAGTTTCTGCTGGTGTTACTTCTGAAATTACTGGTCGCGGTGATTTTGCTACATCGTTCTCAAACAGCGTTGTTGGCTCAGGTATTGACGCAGGCACTCGTTCGCTCAACTCCACAATTGATGAGCAGTTCCGCACTGCCGCAACCGATTGGAACGAGAAGGACAAAGAGGGAGAACCAGTCAATGTTTCCATCACTGGCGCAGGCATTCCAAACGACGTTGTATCTCAAGTACAAGTGTCTGATATTGGTGTAGATAACACCCCAGACACAAACACAATTGATACCGCAAGTGTGTTGGCTGATTCTTCAAACACAACAGGCAAACCTGTCGGTGAGACAGCAACCTCTGAAATTTCTATATTGCCTGAAACCCAACTGGCTCAAGCGCCAATCGGTGAGACTGAAACTGATTTTGCTGACCTTATTGGTACACAGACACCAGCATCTGGTGAAACTGTTTTAGCTGAGACGAATGAAGTTCCTGAAAGCGTGATTGACATTGCCGAGAACCTTACAGACGTTGAACCAACAGGAACGGTAACAGTTGAGTCTGCTGAACCAAAAGGCGCATTGACCACAATGGCTGAGGCAACAACTCCAGTTGTTGATTTGGATACCAGCAAGCCTGCTGTTGTGTCTGAAGCCCCTGTTGCTGAAAATCTTTTGACCGCTGGATTAAATCAAGAAAAACCTGAAGGCGGATTGAATGCTGTTGCACAAGCAGAACAAGCAACACCTGAAGCGAAGATGGCAAGTTCTATGGGCTTGAAGCCTACAGACATCACTAAGCCAATGGTTGCAACAGTAGGAAGTTTGCTCAAGCAATCACTGTCTCAGCAAAAGCGTTCAGTGCAACGCGCACCCGTTCGCCCTGTTGGCGGATTGCAGATGGCTGGCGCAAAACCTGTTGTTCGTAAGCCTGTTGCTCCGCCAGCAAAAATGGATGTAGCAAAGTTAATTCCAATTCAAAAAGCGGCTCCAGTTGGGCCACCCAAGACATTGGCAAGCACAGCAAAATTAAGCCCAGTGACCAACATTGCAGGCTTAACTTCCATGCTGAAGAAGACAGGATAAAACATGGCTATTCTAAAAAAACGCACATCAAGCAAACAACTCCCTGAAGCAAGGGGGCTTGACCGCGCACCGCTAGGTAGCATCATTCGCGGTGTAGGCGATACCCCAAATTTGACTGGTCGAGGCTCTTCCTCAATCACGTCTGCTGGCGGTTCTGGTGGCTCTAATGCGGTTCAGTCCGCAGGCTCTGCAAACCGCCCATTTACTTCTGCGTTTACCAATCCTGATACAGCCAGACCTACGCTTACAACAAATACTTCTTCGGTTCCCAAGACTTCTTTGGCTCCCAAGCCACCGTTGACAACCAAGCCTACGCTGACTAAGCCAACAACAACCAAACCAACAACGACTAAGCCAACGCTGACTTCAAAGACTACCGCGCCCACAACAAAAACAACAAAGCCAACTACCACTACAAAACCAACCGTTACAAACAAGACGACAACTACACCCACAACTAAGACGACGCCCACATCGGTTGTAAAAAAACCGACAGTTACGCCAGCAAAAACAAACACAAACTCCACTACCAACAAGGTGGTGAACGCGCTTACGGGTGCGGCGATTGGCGCTGGCACAAAGTTAATCATTGACAAAATTACTGGCAAGCCAACTGTGGTCAAGAACGACCAAACAGGTGGAACAAAGAATCCTGCTGGCAACAACCCTGCTGGCTCAACCGCAAAACCACCCGCAGGCTCGACTGCAAATCCGCCCGCTGGCAGTAAAAAAAATCCACCTACCAGCGTTGTAAAACCGCCTGTTGGTGGCGGTTCAATTTCAGCAACTGACGTCTATAAAGGCACGCCTGCTGACGCATCTTTAGGACTGCCTGCTGGCGCTATTGATAACGGTGACGGGACTTACACGGTTGGTGGCACAACATACAGCATGGAGAACGACGCCGTTCTGTACACCACAGATGCTGATGGAAAAATTACCGTTGCCGATGGTGGTGGTGGTTCTACAAATACCGCCGCAACCGATGAAGAGGTGCGTTTAGCGCAAGAAGATGGTCTCAGCGTTGGCGAAACAATGGAGTACGGAAACGGCACAACAATTACCGCTTTGGATGATGGCAATGGCGGGATTATGTATGTGCGTGGTGGGTACGACACTGAGACAGGGCTTGGGCCAAAAGGCGGTGGTGGCACTCGCGGTTTGGGTGGAACAACTGTTGCAGAGAATGAAGGCGACACTGTTGTTGCTGGCGGAGAAACAACTCCTGAATACTTTCAGGACGAAGAAGGTAACTACTACACCATGAATGGTGATGGTGGTTACGACTTAGCGTACTACGCCGATGGCTCCACATACGAAGACACTTACACAGATGGTAGCGGTGACACTACCGTAGCAGACAACACCTATACAGACCCAGACACTGGTGCTGTGTGGACGATGGCTGACAATGGTGAGTGGAATACCGATTTCAATTACGACGACTACTACGCAAGTGACGACTATGCACTAGCCGACAACACTGATTACACAGACTACACCGTAGCCGACAATTCAGACTATGACAGTTATGACTATGGTGACGACGGTGAATATTTTGGCAAACGCGGGGGCTTGATTACTATGATGAAACACGGCGGGGTTCCCCACTTTGAAGATGGCGGAGAGGCGTATATGCCTTATGGTGCTGTAGACAACAACGATGGTACGTTTACCATAGGCAATGAAGTCTTTGACATGGAGACTGGTGACCCGCTGTACACCATGAACGACAACGGCGACATCATATACACCGAACCTTCTACTGGTAGCAACTACACAGACAACGGCGACGGAACCTACACCATAGGTGATATTACTTATGACGTTGAAACTGATATGCCGATTTATGGGGACAACGTCAAAGGCGGCGTTGACCTTGCAAAAGATAACGGGGATGGAACATACACCATAGGAAATCAAACCTATGACATGAACACCAACGAGCCGCTTTATACAACCAACACAAGGACTGGCGCAATCAATGTTGCTCCCACCGCCATCAGAAATACTGGTAGCGGAACTCGCGCCGACCCTACGCTTGGAAGTTATTTGAACAAGGGTGTTGATTACGCTCAAAAATTAGGTAGTAGCGCTTTGGATAGCATTACAGGTGCGCTTGGCACAACCGCAGGAGCGGCTGGTGCTGGTGCGTTGGTTGCTACGCTGTTGGGTCAGGACTTCAGTGGTGGTACTGGTGCGCAAAACCAAGGCTTGGATATGTCTCAGGTGGGCATCATCAATCCGCGCACGACTGACTTTGGGATTGGCCCAACAAATTTTGTTGACTATCAAGACTACGGCACAAGTGGTGGCGACTACACCCCCAACGAAGAGTTGTTGCGTAACCTAAATGCACCGGGCTACAACCCCGTGAACGAAGGCGACTACGGTTACGAAGAAGTTCCCGAAGAGGAGCCTGCAATGGCTTCTGGTGGACTGTCTTCTATGGCTACTCCAGTTTCCTCTTACTACACCTTTGGTCAACCTGCGGACATCTTGGCGAACTTGGGTATGCGTGCGCAACCCCCAATGAACCCACCTGAGATGATGCCCCAGATTGGTCAACAGCAACAACCGCAACAAACGCAACAGCAGGGACTCCCTCAGCAGGCTCCCCCACAAATGGCGCAACAAGTGCCACAGGGAATGCCACAGCAAGGCATGATGCCTCAACAGCAGGGTATGCCCCCTCCGATGCGCAAGGGTGGTTTACCTCACATCTCTAACGTGCCATTGACTCAAGGTCGTATGGACTTCCGCAAAGGCGCGGCTGTGCATGGAGAAGGCGATGGACAGTCTGACGACATCCCAGCTATGCTGGCGGATGGCGAGTATGTAATTGACGCTGAAACCGTGGCTCAGATTGGCAACGGCTCAACAAAGGCAGGTGCGCAGGCTTTGGACAAGTTCCGTGAGAGTATCCGCGCCCACAAGCGCTCTGCTCCCATCAACAAGATTCCGCCCAAAACCAAGGCGTTGACCTCATACCTTAAAGGAGCGAAATAATGGCTGGCTTATTTCAGGGTGACCCACTACCCGCGATTACCAAGACGACGGAAGCCCAGCAGACGGCTCCAGAGTTTTACACGAACTACCTGCAAGACATTGCCAACTTAGGTCAGAACGCTGTCCAGCAGGGCGGTATCGCTGGCTTCAGTCCTTTGCAACAGCAAGCCTTCCAGATGGCTCCAGACGTCGCATTTGCTGGCGCTGGCTCTATGGGTGCGGCTTCTCAATTGCTAGGCGAGGCGGGCGCTACAACCGTTCCTGACGTCATTGCTGACTACATGAATCCATACACCAGCGCGGTGGTGGATGAAATGGGTCGCCTGACCAACCGTAACGTCCAAGAAAATATCCTGCCAAACCTTGGCGCGGCGGCTGTTGGCTCTGGTCAATTTGGCTCACGTCGTCAACAGCAGGTCACAGGCAATGCTTTGCGCGACATCCAAGCTGACTTGGTAGGCAAGCAAATGCAAGCGCTTCAGCAGGGTTATACAACCGCTGGCACGCAGGCTCAGGCAGACTTGTCTCGCGCCTTGAACGCTGGACAGGCTTTTGAAAACTTGGGTCAAGCCCAGCAGGGTTTGGGTATTGCTGGCTTGAAGACTATGTCTGACTTTGGCGCACAACAGCAGGCTCAAGGTCAGAAGTTGCTCGACTACCCAATGGCTCAAACCCAGCAGTTTGCCAATTTGTTGAGGAACTACAACGTCCCAATGGGTACAACCACGCAATCAACTGGCTCCGAAGGCTACTCCAACAGCCCGCTGTCTCAGATTGCTGGCTTGGGTTCTTTGGTGGCTTCGTTGTTCCCTCAGCAGTCAGCGACTCAAGACTTACAAAACCAACTGACGCAGGCTCAAATTGACAAAATAAAGTCTGGCAAAGCCAACGGCGGCGTTATGCGCAAGGCAAGCGGTGGCGGTGTTCGCCTTGCTGGTGGCGGAATGGCTCCTTCTGGCGCAGAATATCATGATGGCAACGGAAATTTTTACGATGCCGATGGCTACTTAGTGGGGTAAAGAATGGCAATTCCAACAGGTGGCTTGAATCAAGTCTCCGCACAACCAAAACCAGCCGCACCTGCACCTGCTGGCGGCGCTAAATCGCCATCATTTGATGTGAATGCGGCGCAAGCCAACAATCTGGACAAGATAGCGACACCAAACCCTTTAAAGAATTTTGTTTCTGACGAACTTGAAGACCAGCGCGAGGCGCTTAACAATGCCTTGGCGCGTATGCGTGCAAGTTTGGATGACCGCAAGAATAGAAGGTTTGACCCTGTCTTGATGCAGACCGCCGCAGGCTTCTTAAAACCCACCAAGACGGGTTCTTTTGGTGAGTCCTTGGGTTATGCCGCAGAGAACGCTGGCGTCGCCGCAGACCGCGAGTCTGTCTTTGAAAAAGAAAACCAAAAGATGGAGATGGAACTGCTTGCAAAGGAGCAAGAACTTCGCAGGCAAATGGGTAGCGACAGATTCTTGGGCGCTTTGGTAAATCGCGGACGCGGTAATGCTCCAGCGCCTGCGGGTGGTGCTGTTACCACGCCAACTGGCGGGTTAAGAGTGCCGGGGACTGCCTCGCCCGTAGACCTTGCCTCTGCTCCTGTCCGACCAACAGCCGAACAAGTCGTCGATGCGGCTAAAGCGGGTCGCATTGTGATTGACGACGAAACAATATTGATGTCGAAAAACATTGACCCTAAATTGCCAGAAATATTGAAGGCAATTCGCGAAAATCAGTTGAAAGAAGACACGTTCAATCTTGAGCGCGATAAGTTCCAAGGCACAACTCGTAAGGTCAAGCCTCTTGGCGGCTTAACTGAGCGCGAGATGGATAGAACTGAATACGCAGAATACCAAGCAAAACTGCAAGAGGCAGAGGACAAGAACGACGAGCAAATTTTGCTCAGATACTACAAGAAAAAAGGTTGGCTGGAAGGCAATCAACTGAGTGAATATAAGCCTCCAAAAGAAGGTGAACCGCCTGCTCCAATCCCTCGCGCCAAGTCTCAAGCAGAGTTAGATGCAGAAAGAGAGGCAATGACTGAGCGGCAAAAAATTCGCGCCAAAGCATCTGAAGAAGCTGGAAACATGGTTCTTGACCGTGGTCGAAATTCCATCAACATGGAGGCTTTGGCTACCGATGTGCTAAGTCTTACAGACTCAAACGCCAAAGCATTTAACCTGATGCAAAACGCAACAGTGCGTGATGCTGTCTTGCGTGCTGTCGAGCAGGGCGCAGATGTAGGCGTTGGCCCAATGAGCGTAAGAATTAACCTGCCTGTACGCATTGCGTTGCAAGGAAACAAGCAGTACGAGTTGACCAAAGACGACATTGCGGCATTGCAGTTGTTCCAGCAAAAGCAATCTGCAATTACGGCAGAGATGCGCAAGATGGCAAGAACACCGGGCGAGGGCGCAACCGACAAGGCGGAAGGTCAGTTGTACGCCGCCATCGGCATACTCCCAACCGACTCAACCAAGGTGTTGGCACTCAAGTCAGAGGCAATGATTCAACGTGCGCGTTACGATGCACGCGCCGCAGAATTGTGGTCTAAATTCCAAGAAGACAATCCAAACAAGTCGTTTACATATTTCCAGAACAGCAACCCAGAGTTCAGGGAACTTCAGAAGAATTATGTTCGCACGCTAAATGAGATGCGTGAAAAGAATGCGGACACATTGCGGTCGCCTAAAAACAAACCTGCTTCGGAAACTGCTCCCGCTTCAGCACCTGCGCGTCCAGCCACTGCTCCTGCGGCTCCAGTGTCAACCGCTCCTGCGCCAACTACATCGGCTCCAAGCCAACCTCCAGCAAATGAAACATATTCTCAGCGTCTAAAGCGTTTGCAGGCAGAAGAAGATGCGCGCAAAAAAGCGCAACAAGGAGGTTAAAGCATGGACGACAAAACATTTAAATCGCTTTCAAAGCCCCAACAAGATGTGGTGCTAAAAATTGCCGCTGAGGCGGAGCGACAGGGTGTTAACCCAAAGCTGGCAATTGCTGTTGCGCAAGCTGAGAGTGGATTCAATCATTACAAGGATGACAAAATCCTAACCTCTGATGCTGGTGCGCAAGGTCTTATGCAACTTTTACCCAGCACTGTGGAGTTGTACAACAAAAAACTGAACGCAGGGATTAACCCTGAAGACGAGGACAGCAACATCAAGGGTGGCGTCTTCATCCTTAAAGACTTGTTGACTAAATACAAAAGCCCACGCATTGCCGTGGCAATGTATAACGCCAGTCCAAAAGCAAACGCTGAGTTTGTAAGGCAATACGAAACCAATCCAGACGCGGCAATCATGTCTTTGCGTCCAGAGACACGCAAATATTCTTTGCGCATTTCACAAAACTTCAATCTCGATGATGATAACGAGACTGGTTTGATTGCACCTCAAACGCAAACAGAGCCACCCAAAGAAGGCAACCCTAACAACCCTTTTGCCGCTGGTGTTCCCTTGGCTGACAAGGCGCGTGAGGCTACAGAGGCTGAAGAAGAAAAAAAAGAACCAACGACATTGATGGAAAAGGCAAGCGCACTTTTCAACCAAGTTGACCCAATATATGGGGCTGGTGTTGGCGCTGTTGCAAACGTGGCTGGCTCCAAAATGGTCAAGCCGCCATTGACTGCAACTGAGTTGGCGAGTCTTTCTGCACAAGATAAATTGGAATTGACTCGGCAAGAGTATGAAAGAGCCGCTCCGCAAGGATATGAAGACCTTGAAAAAACTTACGCCCAAAGTCAAAGCGAACTTGAAAGAATCAAGAACGAGCAAAAGCTAAGGGAGATGCAATTAAAGTCAATTCCTCCTGCGCCACCACCAGCCGCTCCTACCCCCCAAGAGCAGTTGCAAATCGAAGCAAGGAAAATTACTGGTGCAGGTGCGCCTTACAACACCGTTCAAGCAATGGCAAGTGAGCGCGTTCCGTACAGCCTCGCAAGCCAAGCAATTGACATGACTCATAACGAAGGGCATGGCAAAGGCGCTCACGACATCATTGATGTATTCAATCAAGGCAAACAAAAAGCCGAGCGGTTAGGCGGCTCTGACTATGTTTTGACTGGCGAAAAAGGACCGGGTGAGTTGTACTTGCCCAAAGAAATTGCTGACCCTAGAAACGCTGAAATTGAACAGCGTGCTGAAGCAAATCAAAATCAACAAGCAATTCTTGCGCAACAGCAAGAGCAAGAGCGCCTACGTCTTCAGGCTGAGTTAGACCGTATAAACGCCGAGCGTGCATCGCATGGAGCGCAACACAATGTTCTGGCTGGTCAGATAAGGGATGTAAAGCCTTTAAAGAAGGCGGTGACGCAGGCACAGATAAACGCAGAGGTTGCCAAGCGCAAGGCGGAGCGTGCGGCTCAAAATCCAACCACGAATCTTTTGAACAAAGGAAAAACGGTTGGTCGTGGAGTGGTTGGTGGAGCCGCTGGTTATTACGGCGTGATGAGCGTTCAAGAGGCGTTGGAACGCTTCAATGCTGGCGACACCAGCGAGGGTGTTATGCAGACTCTTGGAGCGCTTTCTGCGGGAGCCTCATTGACGCCCCCAGTAACCCCCAAGCTGTCTGGTGTAAAAAAATTTGGAACGGTTGGCGCAACAGGTATGGGCTTGCGTGAAATTTACAGACGCCTTACCCAAGAACCCCCAGCACAATAAATTTCGAGGAGCAGTTGCCACTCTCCTTTTAGCCCCCCTTTAATCGGGGGGGCTTTTTTTATGCGCTTCCAGCAGTAAACATCAACAGCATTTGGGTCTGGGCCATTCGCTCCTCGGCCTCGCTTACCCCGTCATCAAACCCTTGTTGGTAGGCTTCAAGGCAAGCGTGAGCCAGCATTGCTTCTGGGTCGCGCCTGCCCTCCTCGTATTGTTTTGCCAAGTGTGTGATGAGGTTGATGTCCATGACTATGCAGGTCGTTGGTTTTCCAAAGCGTTACCCACGGCGCGGTTCATGTCTTTGACAATCTCCACACAGCGGGCGTGTTCCTTTCGAGCATACTCCACCGCAACATATTGCTCAATGTTGTGAGCGAACTGCATGATGTCCACCTCATCCGCAATCAATGGGTCTTTGCGGGGTCGGTCGCTTTGGAAGAAGATTTGCTTGACTGTTTCTTCGCTTAACATTTTTTCTCCTTACTTGTGAGAGTTTTTCAATTGCCAGAATTGAAGCAGGTTGACGAACATCTCCCAGCCACGGTCAAGGTCTTCAAGGCTCCACTCGCGCACCACGACAAGGTCAGGGACGCTACGGGAGACAAAGACGTTGGCACAGCGGGCCTTGGGGATGCCTAAACCAACTCTGTAAGCCGAGAGTTGCATGAGATGCTCGTCGTATCCATCGACCTTTGCGGGGTCGGAGAACTCTTTGGTTTTGATGTCGGCAACGATGCCTTCTCCGTCCCCAGTAAATAAATCGCACTTACCGCCAAAACCGAGGTCATGTGCGAACGAGCGCTCAGATACCCATCGTTGTTGACCAAAGTGCTTGGTGATTGCGAGGTCGCAGGCTTGGACACTCTCGTGGTGCTTGCCTGTCGGATTGTTTTCATAGAAGCCTTGAATAGATGCATGGATGTCAGTTCCCGCATCCGCCGCCGAGCGACCCTGTTCTTTGGAATCGTTGATGATTCGGTCTATGTATTCCTTTTCAGGTTCGTCGGGGCGGCGGGGAAGGGTAAGCGCGGCGAGTAGCACCTGTTGCTGAAGCCAATTGGTCAGCGCAGGTTTTGCCGCGACACTCAGAATTGTAGTGACACTCGGAACCAAGTTCATGGTTCGCGCATCTCTGAGCGTGGTGTTGCGTGGTGAGCCATCTTTCTTGGATGGGACGGTGTACTGTGGCAACCCGTCGCGGGTGTACCAGTGATTCGATTCGCTTGCGCGTATTGCTGGCGTTGTGATGCTCATTTGTTTTTCTCCAATTTCATTTTTGCGTGACGCTCTTTCATCATTTGGCTCATCTTGGCCCTGCCTTCAGGACTCATGGTGCGCTTTCTCTTTGGCTCATCTTCCTCCAAGATTTTGATTTTGGCAGTCAGGTAGATAACCTCAAACCTCAATTTTTCTACCGCAGACTCCAGCACCTTGATGCTTACCTCAATGCCTCTTTTTTCCAATTTCGATATAAACATTGCCACTCCTTTTATTGAAACTCTTGGGCGTCTGCCCAGTTGTACCAGCGCGTCACAAATTTCTTGAGGTCATCAAAAGACTTGCCTCGCACCCTGAAGCGTCCATCCGAGCAGAGTTGCTCAAACTTCTCGACCACCGTGTCGCCATCCGTGTTGCCTTGGATGATGACAACGGTGAATTGGGGTTGCCTTGCCAGATTGCGCAGTAGCAACCCCTGTCCTTGGCTGATGCTTTCACCCTCCCGCTTCCATTCACCAACAAAAAATTTGCACTTGCGTTCAAAAATCATGTCGATGTCGCAGGGCGTCGCCTTGGGATTGGTCTCAATCAGTCCTTTGAACTGAAAAAAATCAATGTGCGCCGCGTTTTGGTTACGCATGAGCCTCATGGTCAGAACGGGATGTCGTCGTCCATGTCGTCAAAGCCGCTTGCGGGGGCTTTAGAGGGCGCTGGAGCGCTTTTTCCGCCTCGACCCTGCCACTCTGGTGACTTCTGGATTTTCTCCTTGAGACCGTTGCTGAAGCTGTCAAACAGCGCCATATCGGGTTCGTCAATAGAAAATAGCTTCAGGTCGTTGTGACCGTCTGGCATACCGTTCTTTTTGATTGCAGGGGGTACAGACATGATGGCGGCAATGTTGGTGTACTCCTTGCCGTTGTTTCCCATAGCCTTGATGACCGAAATCATCGCCCACGCGCCCAGCACGTTCTTGAGTTCAAAGCCACGCAATTCGTCTGCGGTGAACTCTCGCCCACGCCACGTTTGCAGGTCTTTGCGCAAGGTCGCCTTCTCCGCCAGTGATAGCGTGAAGTTCTTGCTGATGGACATTGGCTCATTCTTGGTTGTAACGATGGCTTTGCCCGCCTCGTCTTCTCCATGCACCTCAAATTGCAACATCACTTTGGGCAGGTGCTTGACCGTTCCAAGATAGGTTGTTTCTTGAGTCCCCAAGTCAATGACTCGGTAGCACCGTGCAAGGTGCATTCCTTGTGGAACGGGGGTAAATTCACCGCCGCCGCCGCTTTCTTTCGCTATTAAAGCCATCATTCGCTCCTGATTGATACAGTTTCTAAGGTCACAATTGGACGCTTGGACAGCCCGCATTCACTGCGGATGATGTTCCAGTCGTCCTCGGTAGCAACGCCTGCCTTGGCTCTTTCCAAAGCCTCCTCAAGCATTTGCATTCTTTCCAGCATAAGCTGGTGCATTTCGTCTTCGCTGTGCATACGTTCGCTTTCGAGTTAAACACGCCCTAGTGTATCATGTTTAATTTGGTGTTGCACAACATTTTTTTTTGGTGTAACATCCGATTAACCAAGAAAGGGATACGATGACACTTCAAGAATATTTTGCAGACAAACCAAGGGGGACGATGATTGCGTTAGCACGCAAGCTGGGCATCAGCAAGACATGGTTCTCTTTGATTGTGACTGGGCGACGACTACCTAGCCCAGAACTAGCCCGCGACATTGAGTTGCACACAGGTAGGAAAGTGAAGAGGGCTGAACTTCGGCCCGACATTTTTGGAAAGACAGCGAAATGATATGGTACAAATTTCACATCGGTGACTACCTCACGCACACTGTGCATTTGAGTGATGCTGAGGACTTGGCGTACCG